ACGGCAACGGCTACGGCTACGGCGACGGCAACGGCTACGGCTACGGCTACGGCTACGGCGACGGCTACGGCGACGGCGACGGCGACGGCTACGGCGACGGCGACGGCTACGGCGACGGCAACGGCTACGGCTACGGCGACGGCGACGGCTACGGCGTAGGTTATTAAGTGGTTGAAAAAATCAAACAACTGGTGACATTACGCCAGACGTTTGATGTTCTTGGTGTGAAGGTGAGAGGCCGAGTCGCTTCTTGTCCTTTGCACCAAGACAAAACCCCCTCGCTTTCATTTGACGAGGGCAAAGGGGTTTGGTACTGCTTTGTTTGTGGGGTCGGGGGTGACTTAATTGCACTCGTGATGAAGGTCGAGAACTTGAGCTTCAAGGAATCCCTTTCATGGTTCAATGAGAAATTCTCCCTCGGCCTCACAAACAAGCGGTACAAACCCGACCCAATGCTGGAGGCTCTTAGAGAGAGCTACGAAAATCTCAAGGCATCTTTTCTTAAAGAACTTGAGGAACTACAAATTAAACATCGAGTGATAATGCGGATTCCGAATGAGTTTTGGGACTGGACGGATTACTGCTTTGCCGAACAAGCCCATGAGCAAATGGACATCATCGAACAAAAGCTAAGGGATTTAGAAGATGTCAGATATGAAAGATGAAATCAGGCAACTCCTAAAAGCAGAGGCGCAGAGTTTATTAGCCGCCAAAGAAAAGGCCGCCGCAGAAAGAGAAGAAAAAAAGAAAAATTGGAACCCCAACATCACAGCCCGCAACATCATCAACCGTTTTAACATCTTCTTCTACGGTGACAGCTTCTTCATCTATTCCAAGGGCAGGTACGTTATCCAGACAGACAACCAAATGCGGGAGATAATTCACGAAGAACTAGGAGATGAATATCGGCAGTCCAAGTTTAAAGAGGTGCAGGACTGCATGATAGCCCAATGCCTAGCCACCACTATCAACGACACATCCGGTCTAAACGTCCTAAACGGAGTCCTAGATCTTGATACGATGGTATTAAGACTTCACTCCCACTCCGAGCGTTTCACAAATCAAATCCAAACCGAATTTATCCCAGACTCAACCGCCCCGAAGTGGATAGCGTTTTTAAACCAAGTATTAGGTGATGAGCCAGCCAAAATAGCAATCCTCCAAGAATACGCCGGTTACTGCCTAGACCAGGGTATAAACCTTGAGACAATCCTGTTCCTGTTGGGTCGCGGGGCTAACGGCAAGAGCGTATTCGCCAACACGATACACTCTGTCATGGGTGAAGAAAACTGCGAGACGATGAGCTTAGACGACCTTAGAAATAAAAACTACCTGGCCGACCTTTTGGGGAAGCTAGTCAATATCGCCACCGAGTCGCAGGGTAAAGCGGAAGTCTATGAGTCCACACTCAAGCGTTTAGCAAGCGGCGAACACATCAAAGTAGACCGCAAATTCAAAAACCCATTCACTTTCAAATCCAACTGCAAACACATCTACTGCCTAAACAATCTACCAAGAATCGGCGACAAGACAGACGCCTTCTTCCGGCGCATCATCGCCGTTCCTTTCAACATCCAAATCAAGCGGGAAGACCAGGTTTTGGGGCTTCACAGACAGTTGGCAAATGAGGAGCGGAGCGGGATTCTAAACTGGATGCTCGAAGGATATCTTAGACTGAAGCGCAACGGCTGGCAGTTCACAAAATCCGAACAGGTCGAGCAGTTGGCCGACGAATACCGCAAGGACAACAACAACGTCCTAAGCTTCGTTGAGGAGAAGTGCTACTTGGATGAGCCGGAAGCTTTCACATCTAACGAAGAGCTTTATGAAACCTATGTCGAGTATTGCAAGAAGTCCGGCGTTCAGAACGTCAAGAAGAAATCCATGCTCCACGAGCTAACAGAAAACTTTAACCTAAAAAGGTCAAAGCTGGGCGGCGTTCGTGGGCTGAATGGTATCAGGACAAGCCTGTAGGAATCGGATGTACTTCCCGAAAATCTCTCTCGTCTGCCGTATATCCGACATCGAGTCGTGCGTCTGTTCTGGCATCTGGAAGTAGTGGCATAAGCTCTCTAGCTTCATGTTCGGCAACCGCTCATCTGTAGGAAGTTTCCCCGCCAACCGCAGAGCGGCGGTAAGGGCTATAAGATCAATCTTGTGGTAGTGAATAAAACTCCCCAAGTATGGGTCGCCGTTCCTCTCCCACAACGCCAACAAGAATCCGTAATCGAAATGCACGTTCTGCCCAACTAAGTAGAACCTGTCGGAGCGGTCGTATTTATCTATATAGGTCAAGAAAATGCTCTTAAGGCGTTTGTAGGCATCTATTGGCTCAAGACGGTCTGGGTCGTGGAGGCGTTCTAGGTCTAGTTTGTTGATTTTCAGGGCTTCGGGGCTTATTACGGCGGAAGGATGCGGGCGCAGCCGCAGGTCGAAGTCCTGGGCTATTTTACCGTCTAGCTCTATGATTCCGCTTATTTGGAGCGCGGGGTTTGCTTTAGGGTCTAGTCCGCCGGTTTCTGTGTCTAGGTATAGCAGTTTCACTCTAGAGGACTACCTCTAATGGGTTCGTTTTACTCACCCATACAAAATACCATATCTTGGGCTCTGTGGATAGATGCGTTCGTTGAAGTCTTTTAAATCATCTATTGGTTGGCCTTTAAAAAGCTGTTCTTTTTGGATTTGGAGCTTCCAGAGTAGGTTTTTTTTAGTGGGTTCGTGGCGTATTAAATCTACCTTTTTGTACGCGAGAATTAATTCGTTAAATTGAGTTTTTTTTATAAAAGTTCCGTCCATTGTTGCGTCCAACTTTCTGGTTTTCTAACATTTTTGGACGATCATGGACGATGGTGGACGGAACTCCGTCCATTGTAAGCCGTTGTAATTGCTACATTTACGTACTGTTGGACGGAAGGACGATACATATTCTTTATTTCAAAAAAAGAATTATATAGAAGGGAAATCCCTAGTGCGTCCTTCCGTCCATAAAAGTTTTGAAAACCATCGTCCATGCGTCCATGCGTCCATTTCGGTTGTTGTTAATACGATTTTTGGCGGTGTCAGTCCCGCCAATTTTTACTCAAGCCCCACCTCCACAACCCTAACTTTCACCACCCTTAACCCTGTAGTGATAGCCGTCCATCGCTTTCTTTCCTCAAGCAGTCTCATGGCCGCCGCCCTTGTAGTCCTTAAAGCTGACCATGACACAGTATCGTGATTCACGACTGCCCAGAACTCGGCTGGTTGTAGTTCCCCCCTGTTTTTAAGCAAGCCCCACCTCCGCCAACCTCAACACATCCTCCCCCCGAATCCGATACTGATTGCCCAGCTTAATGGATGGGATCTTCCCACCAACTACTTCTCCATAGACCCACCCGTAACTCATCTGCAAATACTCTGCCACTTGCTTAATCGTATACACTTGCCCTGCTTCCACCGACTACCTCCAACTCTTTAAAGTTCGCCCATAATGACAACCAAAACACTCTCGTCGATCGCCTAACTCGCCCAGCGTCACCGGATCACCACAAGTCTCACAATGACCTACTACCTCCTGTTTAGATACCTCTGAGTCCTCCCTGAATAGCCCCCTTACGTCTGCACCTAGTGACCAAGCCATCAAGCAATCCTCCTGTGATATTCTTGCCTCTCCCAAACGTTCATACCGTCAAGCAACCTCGCTAAGTCCCGAGCTAACCGTTCATATCGCCCATCCTCGGCGTAATCCATCGTCACCCGTATCTTCACCGCCGCATTAACCCTCTGTGTGCAGATCGTCACCGGTCACCCCCTGCTGTTCGTATAACCCAGTCATACTCAACCAGATCACCGCTAGTATCGCTACCTCGACGCTAGGACACTTTTCAAGCATTGTTTCGTCTCCTTGTGTACGGTTTCAGCCATGGCCATTTAAAGCGAAATAACGAACTAATGTTAAGTTTATTAACGTATCTCCCGATAGAACAAATGCCGCCCAAACTTACCCATGTACACCGTCTTGGACCAATCCCACCTGGGCTTAACATAGTCGGCATGGTACAAGTCGGCTCCGCCCGTGATATCCTCCGTAGCCGATACTTGCCATGCCGACCATGCCCTATCAATAACAGGATGGGAAGCGTTCTTTATAAAGTTCTTAGCTCTCCCCCTGTCATTCCAGAAGCTAAATTGCTCCCTAGCTAGGCACACTTCCTCTGCCGTCTGCCCTCGTAGCTCCATCCGATTGCGAATGACGTTCGCCACAGCCACCATTCCATCATCGGAGCAGTTCGCACATTCCCCAATGATCGTCTGAACAGGGATAGGTAACTCGTCTGCGTGTGCGGCCTGACAACTCATCATCGTCACCGTGAGCGCTATGCAGACAAGGAACCAGCTAACAATCCGTCCCCAGTCGGGCCTAGAATTGGTGCTGTATTTGGAATAGTCCATGTTAGCGACCCTCCGCAAGCGCAATTGCTTCTTTTACAAGTTTCTCGGCCTCGTACTCGTCACCCATGTCTAGCACCGCCTTAAGAGCCACTAGCATTGTTGGCGCGGCGGCAATCAGGGCGGCGTTAGCTTGGGCTTCATCCTTACTTGGCAGCTTATAAGAGCTTCCCAGGTGAAAGCCCTCGCCAAACCATTCAGCGATTAGCTGGCCTTGTGGACCAAGAACAGTATTTGAGTCCCCATTCTTTTCGTGTCCAAGTTTCCAACTACCCGGCGTATGCTTCTGCTTTTCCATAACTCCTCCATAAGTAGTGGGAGCATTGGGGTAAAGTTCCCAAAGCAACCCAGACTCTTTGAGCGTGTTAAACTCTGATTCCGTCAATGATTTTAATGGTCGCTTCTTATTTGCCATCTAATTGCTCCCTGAACCAAAGATCAAATCCATTATCCGACCCAAACTCAACCATCCATTTAGCCCGCATAGTGTCATAGGCATCCATCATGTTCTTAATGTCCTGTGCAAATGTCGTCATCGTGTTCTCCATACAATTAAATTAGTTTCAAATAGTAAACAGATGCAGATGTTAATAAGAATCCTATAAGCACTCCTAGCATCATTCCACAAACGAACAATGTCATTTCATTGTTATCTTTCGCATCTTTTTCCCAATCTTGAAACATTGTTAATTTCCCCTCCAATCATTTGACTGTTAAACGGCCACTACTCAATTCTAGGCGCGAGCAGACCATATCCGCCCCAGTCACGCTCAAGCCCACAATCCGCAATAAGTTCCCGCTGTTCTTCCGTATCATTATTCAACTTAAGCGCACACCCTCTAGGATCACCGTTGACAAAGAACCCGAATGGAAGCGCACCGCCAAACAGCTTGCGTACAGCTTCTGTATAAATCTCAACGGCTTTATCCCATTCCTCTTCGCCGAATGAAACGCCAGTCACCGTCTGCCCATTACAATATGCTTCCGCTGAATAATGAGCTAATTGCTCAATGCCCAAAAGCTTCGTTGATAACTTCTTGCCATTCTGCAAAGCACCGCACGTTTTGACGCTCAACGCTTCAAGCGCCTTATAATGACGCTCTAACCGCTCTTGTCGTCTCTGCTTCTTTGTCATCGTGATTGTCTCCATGTTCTACCCCTCTTTCTCTCTCGTTTACGTTTAGGCCGTGATGGGTTCAAACTTGCCGACATAGTGGTCAACCACTTTGACGCCAAGTGATTTCGCTTCCCGAATGCAGGAACTTAACCACATTTCAGCCTGTAGTTGGTTATTAAAATTCGGGCTAAGTTCTTTGTCGGTTCTTCCGTTAATCTTAGTTTCGATGTATGCGTAGTATCGCATCGTCATTCCCTTTCTGTTTAAGCCGTGACCGCTTCAGCAAAGATTGAAGCAATCTCTTTATTGATTTGGTCAATATCCCAACCGGTCATTTTGCCTTCATCGATAAACTGCCGGTGAAGTTCGGCGCGCAAATCTTGCAGTTCGTGAAGGTAGTTCCAATTTGTCATTTTGTTATCCCCCATTGTTATCGTTCTGTCTCGCCTCAACTGTCATTAGTTTACATGGAGTATCACACGTTGTCAAGCATTTATTTGAGCTATTCATAAGATTGTTTCACTTAACATGATCGTCTATATGTAGCGTTAAGATTCCGCTTGACCACAAGCCCACATTTTGATAGTCTGTACACGCTGGCAAGCAACTCTCCTCCCAATTTTGGGCGGGGCTTATGACCACACAACGAGGGGAGACGTTGCCAGCGAATTCCTACCCCGCCCTCCAAAATTCAAATAAAATCAGCCAGTTATATATTGAAGTGAGGCCATACTAAAATGGCTGGCGTTAAGGGACGTAGTGGAAGACGCCCCGGACTTGACGATAAAACCGTTCAATTTATCTCTCGACAATCTGCTTTTTACATCCTTTCCGCATTCCGCGCACCTGAAGAAAAATTCTCTTACGAAAAAAAAGTTGAGCTCGCAAAAACTCTCGTCGTAAGAATGCTTCCGCAAAATGTTGCGTTCTCTGGAGAAGCTCCGCTGTTTCAAATTCTTATGAATCCGCAATCCCGTGAAGGTGTGCAGGAAAACAATCGTCTTGTGATCGCACAGAAGGCCAACACCTTTGGCGAAGTTTGAGCTAAAAGCTCCGCAGATCCGCTTCGTTGGAAGCGCAGAGCAATTTCCAGCATACGTTGGCGGCGTAGGAACCGGCAAGTCAACCGCGCTAATCTCTAAAGCTCTCTTTCACTCTCAAGAAACGCCCGACAACTTGGGCGTCATCGTCCGCCGCCAATTCACCGACTTGCGCAACTCCACAATCAAAGACTTCGAGAGCTACACCGGACTAAAAGTCAACGAGTCCACGCACGAATGCAAACTGCCCAACGGCTCCATCATCCTATTCGTTCACGGTGACGTCCTTGACACACTCAAGAATATCAACTGCGGCTGGTTCGCAATGGAGCAAGCCGAAGAGTTCCCAGACGACACCGCATTCCAGTTCCTCAAGATGCGCTTGCGGCGCAAGGTTGACTTCCGCACGGGCTTCGTCATCGCCAACGCAAACGGCCACAACTGGATTTGGCGTATATGGAAGAAGGACGGCGCACCACACAACCATGAGCTAATCGAATCGACTACTCTAGACTTCGCAGACATTCACGCGCCCGACTACATCGAGAACCTGAAGACTTTGCCCGACAAGTTATATAGGAGATACGTTCTCAACTCGTGGGAAGAAGCAGAAGGCCTCGTCTTTGACGAGTGGGACGAAAGCCGTCACGCCATCAACCCCCGCGATATCCCCGAAACATGGGAGCGCGGCTTCGTCCTAGACCACGGCTTCCGCAACCCGACCGCTGTCCTCTATTACGCCATCGACCATGACGGCACAATCTGGCTATACGACGAGCACTACGAACGTGAGAAGCCCGTGAGCCACCACGCCGCTTGTATAAAGGGAAAGACCAACAACCTCTCTGGCTGGGCCGACCCATCAATCTTCTCCAAGACGCAGAGCAAGGGCTCTTACATCTTCTCTATCGCAGACGAGTACCGTGACTTCGGCGTCAACCTCATGCCTGCGCTGAAAGAAGAAGAGAACGCCGCAATTAGCCGCGTCAACGAGTTCTTGAAAGCTGGCCGCATCAAGGTCTTTCGCACCTGCTCCAACTTCATCCACGAGATTGGCAACTGGAAGTGGGAAGCGCCCAAAGCTGGCAACACCTTGAACCTGAAGGAGCGCCCCCAAGACAAAGACAACCACTTGATGGACTGCCTTAAGTATCTTGTGCAAACTCGCTTCAGCGCACCTAAGGCCGACAAGCCCAAGCCCCCCCGCTGGAGCCCCGCATGGCTAGATGAAGCCCAAAAGATTGAGGATGACCGCAACCGCACCCCGGAGGATTCTTGGTAATGGATAAGCGCACGAGGGCTTATAAAGAGTTAGTGAAGAAGGCAGACAGCGTGACGATTGCACCTCCAATCGTAGAACCCACGCCTGTTAGCCACGCCATCATCGCAAGTAAGGCGTGTCCGTGGTGCGTGAGTCAAGGCAAGGCGGGTGACAAGTTGACCCTCACTCACCGCTGGCAGTGCAACGCCTGCGGCAAGTTGTGGAAGGAAGAGGCGCTTGGCAAACCCTACTCACTCGAACTGGAGCAAGGTCTTGTCTAACCCAACTTGCGTCAAGTGTGAGAGCGTGACCATGCGCCTTTGGGGCGTGGTGGGCCGTAAGTTCAAGTGTCCTAAGTGTGGGCAGGTGGTTGAATGATTAAGTATTGTCTTCATACCAATGGCAAGATGGGCAAAGCCAAACAACTTCTAATGGTTTCAAATGATTAGGATGATGTCCATGTGGTTTGCAAAATTTAAGACATTTGGAACATTGTGTTGGTCTAACAATTTTTCCAGTTCTAATTGCATTGTACAGAACATTTCTAGCACGTCCTTTTGGAGTGTGTTGCCTATCAAAATCAGTTCGTACTTTAATTTTATCCTTACCACCATTTTGGTAATAAATCTTTGCGTAATTAGCGCACTTTTCTTTGTTCCTCAATCTCCAAAGACGATTTTTTTCATTAACCTTATCTCTGTTCTCTTTCTGATATTTCTTCGTGCTTTCAGATCGCATCTTTCTAAAATTTGGATTAGATTTATACTGTTCTTTTTGCCATTTAAGTCTTTTTGCCAAAATCTTTTTCCAGTTCTTTTTTCTATAACGTTCTTGAGTTGCCTTAAATTTCTCAGGATTTGCAAGTCGCCATTTTCTAGATTGTTCGGCGTACGTCATTCTCATAATCAATCTCCTTTAGTATTGGATGATATATCTTATGTCAGTTAAAGATTTGAGTCAAGGAGATATGAAATACTGGCAGACCTACCTCCAGAAAGATCGCACCTGTCACGAACGTGAGTTCATGATGTGCATCGATCCGCTGCTCCTGCGCTGCTTCTATCGTGGCTACCGCACAAAAGAGTACATGAATCAGTTGCTACAAGGGAACCTCGACACGGAGCGTAAGCGCAAGGACACCCTCACCCTCACGCGAATCTTCACCTCTACCAACACGATCTTGCCAAACCTCTACTACGAGAATCCCCGAATCCTCGCCGTCCCGCAGTATGGACAGTCACCAATCCCGGCTGCCCTTCTCAGCTCTGCCCTCAACTACTACATGGTGAAGCTTAAGCAGAAGGAAGAGAATCAGAATGCCGTCATGAACGCCTACTTCTTCGGCATCGGGTGGAAGAAGGTCGGGTACAAGGTTAGCTTCATGAATCGGCAGGAGGGTCAAGACCCCAACTTTGAGCAAGGGCTTATCCCCAAGGTTCCTTACGAAGAGACGCTCATGAACACGAGCGAGTCACCAGAGAACGTCCTACTTGACCACAAGGGAACGTGGCGCAACTACAGGGTCATCACTCACCGCATCAAGCGTAGCTTGTTTGACGTAGAGAACCAGTATGGGGATTCTCTTGACGCACAGCCAGCACTGGAGGACTTCCGCGCAAGGGCTGAGCGTGCCGCAGGATCAAACTACGAAGCCCGTGACCACGAAGAGTTCTTAAACGAGCAGATGATTGAGATGAGGGACGGTATCTACAAGCTTGTCTCTATCGACGGGATCAATAAACCATTGGCGTTTGAGCGTATCGCTGCCTGTGGGGATTGGCCGTGGTCCCCGCTTGTCTTTACCAACGAGCCTGATGCCCGCTATCCCATCAGTCACATGCGGATTGGCTCACAGGTTCAGGAGCGCATCGACAACATCGCCACGCTACAGTACGAGATCATCGCTCGCATGCGTAACCAAATTGGCATCTGGGAGGACTCACTCGCTAAGGGCCAGAAAGAGGCACTAGAGCGCAACAAGCTTGGTGGAATAGTACTCTTCAATAAGCCCCTCTCCTCTGGGAACTTCGCCAACATCGCTAGCCAACCTGTCACTCCTGACCTTACTAACCTCCTCCAGATCGCCCAGAACAACCTGACGGAGGTGATGGGAGCAAACGAGCAGCTAATCACGGGGCAAAGTAAGAATAAGACCTTGGGTCAAGACCAGTTGGCCCAACTTGGCACGCAGATCAGGGAGGGTGGGAACCTCGACCGAGTCCGCGAGTGGCTCATCGACCAAAAGCGCAAAGAGGGCAAGCTCCTTCAGAAGTACAGCAGTGCAAGTCTTCAACTGAAGATCACCCCTCAAGACTTCCACGATGCACAGGTGGGGCAAAAGTACAAGCCCTTCGTCGTTCCGTTCATGTCGCAGGCCAACCCCAACCCACTCTCTAAGTACCTAGGTGACGACGACACCATGTATGACTACACCCTGAACGTCTATGAGGCCGTGAAGCCCGATAAGAAGGTGTTGGCGCAGGAGTACGACGAGTTTATGACCGTCTACAGTAACCCTATCGTGGAGAACGCCCTGCTTGAGCGTGGATACCGCCCTCGCCTTGACCTCGTTGCTCGCAAACGCGCCGAAACCTTCGAGTACATCGACGGAGAGTCGTTCATGGAGCAACTTGACCCCATGCAGCAGGCTGCCATCCAGACCACAAGGGTGCTCCAACAGCGTGGAGGCGAGCTCCCCATGTCTCCCCAGATGCAGATGGAGATGCAGGCGCAGAAATCAGCCCAAGACGCCTCAAGCAAGGTGAGAGAACAGAAGGCCAAGGTGGAAAAGGACGCAAGCGCTGAGGTACCAGCATGAGAACCTGCGCTGCTTGCAAGGAACCTATCACGCTCTCAGCCATCTGCATATGTGGTGAGCGTTACTGCTCCATGAGCTGTGCGGAAAACGCCACAGGTCACAAAAGAATCAAGGTTGTAGACGCCTCACTCCCCAACATTGGTGGAGGATTTGACGCCTACTTCGACCCAATCCTCGGAAAGCACATAACCTCTTGGCGTCAACAAGAACGTGAGCTTAACCGATACAACGCAAACCCCGCAAACAAGGAAAAAAGGAGTTTCTTTCAAGACAACCACCGCGCGATGGTGGAATCCGCAAACCTCCGTCGCCACAAACATGATATTGCAAGAGAAGCTTATGCCCGTGAGGGTAAAAAGTATGACCCAACTAGACAAGGAGATCCGCATCGTGAGAAAAATCGCCGTATTTACAGCTTTAGCCGTTAGTTTGATGTCCAGCGTGGCGTTTGCACGCCTCGAAGGAGTCGATTGGATCACGCTTCCTGTCGACGGAACCGAATATGAAGTCCCGCTGTATAACGACACGGCGAAGAATGAGTTTTACCTCGTCTATAAAGCCCTTCACGGTGATGATGCTGCCCGAGCGGTCGTCCTTGGTGGCAAGGAAGAAAAGCTCATCTACATCGGTGATGGCGAACAGAGCCTGTGGCTCCACATGACTAAAGACTCGGCCTGGGTCACAGAGGTCCAATGACAAATTTGGTAAGTGCAGTGCCTAGCGAAGCAAACAACGACACGAAACTTGATGCAGGTCGCACCAGTGACATTGTGCTTACCATAACTTTGAGGAAAGACGACAACGCAATCAGCGTGAACGGACCAATCCACGATGATGTGTTGTGTTTCGGGATGATAGAGAAGGCGAAGGATGCCATAACCAACTGGCACAAGCATCCACCGAAACCCGTAAAGAAGCACTGGTCCAAACTTTTCTCCCGCAAGTAGGAGTGATTACTTGCAAGGCCCGACGACCTTTCCATTCGTCGTAAAACAACTGGAGCATTAACATGGAAAATGACACAGCGACAGGCGCACCGGTAGTTGATAGAGTGCCAGAGAACCCTTTTGAGGGGATGTCTAAGCACTTTAGTGACGCCGCCAAAGCCAACGACAAACCGGACGTTAAGGTGGAGTCGTCCCCCACGAAACAGGAAGCTACACACCAGGCACCCTCGTCCAAAGACGTTAAACCCGCCGAAGGAGAACTCCCTGAAGTCGATTGGTCTAAGCTCCCTGCCCACATGCACCCGACAGTCAAAGGGATCATGGAAGAACGCAAGAAGGATAGAGAGAAGCTGCGTGCTCTTGAAGCGCAACTTAAAGACCCTAAGATGGCTCGAATGTTGGCAAAAGGTGAGGCCCCACAAGCCGCTCCTCAACAAACGACCACTAAGAACGAAGCCCCTAGCGTCCCAGATGAGCAAAAACAAGCTCTGGACCAATTGCGGCAGCTTCTTGGTCTTGACAGTATCGCCCAAGAGATGCAGAAATTGCAGGCTCGCAACGCAGAGCTCACCGAGCGTGAGACTGATGCGGCCTTCGACAAAGAAGAGACAGAACTCAAGGCGAAAGCCAGTGAGTTTGGCCTCGACTGGGAATCGGAGGTCATGCCGCAGGTTGCTGAGTGGTTCGAGAAGAACCCGCAGTTTCGCGGCCTTGGTCCCGGCTCTATCAAGATTGCGTTTAACTCCACTTTCTTTGACCGCATGGGTGAATTGCAGGAGCGTGCTGCAAACCTCAAGCTGATTAAACAGCAAGAAACGTTAAAGAAAGTTGGGACGGAATCCCCTCAGAAGGTGAGCGCCAAAGGAGCCCCGAAGGAAGAATCCATCGGACAGTTCTTTAAGCGCAGAGCCGCAGAGATGGGTGACTAGTCCTAAAAAGGTAAACAAAAATGGCAGTTCCTTTCTCTAGAATCGTCTCGGAAGCCATTGAGAACTACGGCTCGAAGATGGCCTATAATAACCTCCGTCGTCAGGACGGAATTATTGCGGTCTTCGGTCTTCGTGGTGCCATCGAATTTGAAGTCGGTGGTCGCACTGAGTTCCGCGAGCGCACTCTCTATGGTCCGAACACCACTATCGACTTCAGGCCCTACAACGCCTCTGTCGATAACACGGACGATGAGGGCTTTACCCTTATCTCCATCCCCCAGCGCACCATTGACGGTGCGATCATCTGGAACCAGGTCGAACAAGATCAGGTTCAGGGTGATTTCAAGTTGGCTGAGTCCCTCACGAAGGATAAACTCCAGCAGTTCATGACGACCTACGTTAACAAGATCAGTGGACGGATTCGTGCGGCGGTCCCTGCTGCCAACGACCCGTACACGCTGTTGCCGTCCGGTACGTCAGGCACTGTGAACGGTATCCTTGTGGCGGCCAGTCCTGCCGCTCAGGCGGGTATCACGACCGCCGGTATTGACCGTGGCGAGTCCGTCACCGATGGTGATGGCACTACGATCAACTGGTGGGCGAACCAGTACAGCAATACGTCTTACGATCTCACCACGGTTGCCGGTCAGCAAGGACTCTTCGCTGACGTGTACGCCAAGTGCGGTCGCGGACAGGGCGCTGGAATGGAACCCGACCTCGGTATCACCTCAGCCGGTGGGTTCGGTGCGCTTAGTGCGTATTCGACGAACTTGAAGCGCGGTGCCCTGCAGAACGACGAAGTGGCGAAGCTCGGCTTCTCCAACATCGAGTTCTACAAAGCCACAGTCATCTATGACACGTCCTCTCGGTTCCTGAACGCCACGAAGAACAAAATGACGTTTATCAACACGAAGGCGATCAAGATGAAGGTGCTTCGTGGTAGCGGTAAGGCGAGCCAGGATTCCATGGACGAAGAGAATGGCCTCAAGTCTCTTCCGATCTTCTGGAAACACCAGGGCCTCTCCGACCCCTACACCCTGAACTGGGTGAGCTTGGGTTATTGCGTCATGAACCTCGTGCCGAAGTCGTTGCAAGATCACGGCTTGGCCGATAACATCTCGTAAAGGAGGAAGAACATGAAGAAATTCTTTGCGCTTTCTCTCTCCGCGTTGATGTTGGCCCTTGCGGTTCCCTCTTTCGCCGGTGGTCCTTATGACGTCGGTGAAATCAAGGGTACGCCTCGTAAACAGGGTGAGCCGGTTCGCACCTACAAACTGGTGCGCTTCTCGACTCGTGGACCCAATATCGCCTCCCTCACGTCCAATGACGTTGTTGTGTACGACACGAACTCCGGTGACGGTGTTTCGGTTCGCACCACGACGACCTCTGCGGATGCGTCGATTGCCGGTATTGTTTCCATGACCATCCCGTCCGCTGACTCTGCCTCGACCAATGCGTTCGACGACGCTGGAAAGCGTAACTGGGGATTCATCCTAGTTCACGGTCCCGCGAAGGCGAAAGCTTCGGCTGGCGGAACTAACGGTGCGGCTGCCGGTACGTTCTGGATTACCTCCAAGGACTCCGGTGCTATCACTGGTGTTGAGAGCTTGAGCTCCAACGATGCCGCTGCGGTTCGTAGCGCTGCGCGTGTCAGTGGTGGTGTTGGTGGAGTGTTCTTTGACTCTGCTGATGGCTCGTCCACTAGTTACGACGTGTTCGTTAGACTGGAGTAGTTGAGTAAAGGTTCGGTGGGTGACCCTTTAAAACCCACCACACTTTTATAAGGAGGCCACATGGCCGATACGTCAAAGGTTGAGGTGAGAGGGAGCATCACGAATGACTCCTCGGTGTTTGTGGAGGATAGCGGGCTTATCACTAATACCTTCGCTTCGGGGGTGCGTCAACAGCAAGCCGTCACTTTGACTGCAAGCACCTTTAGCTCCATCACGGTGCCGACAGGCGCAAAGGCAGTGCTAATCACGGGACTCTCAGGGGCCGCCACCTTAAAGGGCGTGACGGGTGATACCGGCATCGCTATGGCAGCCAACTGCCCCGTACTCATCCCACTTGGTACGACACCGAGTCTTGGTATCTTGGAAGGTAGTGGCGCCGGTCAGACACTTCAACTTTTTTGGATGTAGGAGGGTAGCTTATCTTTTCTCCAACAGATCATTCAACCTGGGGCCAGATCAAAATCAAGCTATTGAAACAGCTCGACATGTATAACCCCGCAGAACCAAGTGGCACCAACTCCTCCCTTGAGCTTGCTGGAATCTGCACCAACAATGCCCTGCATAAGATTTACGATCTCATCAAGGGGTCCAAGTACACCGAGGCACTGCCAACCACTCGCTATAGCTCCGTAGCCAACCAAGCCTACATTGACCTAGATGATGAGTGCTACCTAGATGACGTAGAATCTATCGTAGATACCGTGAACCAGATTCAGCTAACCCGCAAGTCGTGGTGGTGGTACAGACGGAACTTTCCCGCCTACGATACACAGTCAGGTGTTCCAATCTTCTACATCCGTCGCCGTAACCGCATCTACCTTGCACCCACTCCAACCTCCGTCATCAACTACACCCTAGACTTCCAAAAGATGCAGAAGGACTTGGTGGCAGACGGCGAGATAAGCCTCATTCCCACCCACTACGACTACTGGATCATCGCTGAGGCAATGGTCGAGTGGTACATGATGGAGGATAAGGACAACGTACCGCAGAGTGTAAAGGATGAGAGGGATCGCTCCAAGCAACTCGCCATGGACTCCATCTTCACCGGCTATAACACCAACCTCCAGTCAACCTCACACTTCGGCGGAGACGACTGGATCGACCCGAAAGGCTATGTCCCATTCTCATGAGCACAATCCAACGTTGGATGGTGGCAATCTACCTAGTGGCAACCCCACTCATCTACCCCCTAAACTGGTCAGGAGACTTTCGCCTGTTCCAAGAGAGGGTATTCCAAGTTCTTGGGATGGCACTCGTCAGCCTCTTCGTTGGCAACATCTACCTCTCACTTTTCTTTATCCTCAACTGCACCCTCTTTGTCTACTACGGCAACGACGTCGGCTACCAACAGACCCTCAACATCTTCATTGGCCTCATGCTATTCATGGCAAGTAAGAGCTACTTCAAAACCAACAAGTTTGACAGCCGCCCAATTATCGCAGTATTCATCATTAGCTCCATCTTCGTAGTCCTCCAACTTCTTGGCATAGACCCCATCCACTCTCTTAATGTTGGTGGCAAGGTCAATGAGGATTTAGTCCTCAACGACCCCATTGGGATGTTTGGGCTTAAGGCTCACAACGCAATCTTCGCCGCAATATGCGCCCCGGCTATAGCTGCCCTCTCACCCATACTCGCCATCATAGGCTCACTAATCGTTCTGCCCATCCTCTACCTGTCCAAATCCACGGGAGCCATACTAGCCTACGCCACTGGTATGCTCTTCTTCCTCTATCACACCTACCGGCGTATCTTTTGGGCCGCTCTCTTAGCTCTCGCAATCGCAGTGCCTAGCTACGCCTACTTCCAAGACTACAAGTTCGACAAACACATGTTTGTGTCGAGATTTAACCAATGGAGCATGACAGTCAAGTTCTCACTCATAAACCCATTTGGCTGGGGACCAGACAGCTACCGCAACCTTACCAAGACCAAACGTTTTGTTTTCGGCGGTCAACAGGATCACAAGACTGGCATCTACTACTACCAAGGGTATGATGAGAAAGGTGACAAGTGGGGATTCCGCTACTATGACGCAAACGCACAGAAAGCCGCAGAGCTTAATAAAGACGTAGACAATCAGATCATACAACCAAACTTTTGGGACAACCCACACAACTTCCTACTCAACTACTGGTTTCAATATGGTTTACCCGGTCTTATCCTTCTGTGGTTCTTTTTAAAAGACTGCACTCTAAGGTTTATTGAGACAAAGAAGTCAAAAGAGCTCATCGTCATAACTTCAATGCTAATCACATTGGTTGTATCATCATTCACCCAATTCCCATTTGAAATAGCCAGAATCTCTTACCTTATCCCAATATTAGGAGGCGCGTATGTCACTATCGCCACTAGACGAGTTTCATAAAGAGCAGGCAGAGCTCTTTTCCTCCTACCTTTCCTCAATTAAGTCGATTGAGTCTAGGATGAAACAGGCTATTGGAGATGCTAATAAGAGACAATCTGAGTTGGATGAGTTGATTGAATCCAATAGAATCTCAGCCTCTCACCTTTCTCGACAAAGAGAAGAAGAAGCGCTGAAGATCACAGAGCTTAACGGTATGAAGCGTGAGCTTGATGAAAAGATAAAGCAGTATGACTATGACAGCAAGCAACTTGCTGATAGAAACAAAAAGCTTGATGACAAACATCGTCTTCAGGCAGAAAAGCATATTCAGCTAACTCAGTGGGAAGACCGCCTTAAGAAGATTGAGCAAGAGCTTGAAATTGAGCAAAGGCGCAACAAGTATTTTGAGCACAAACTTAACCTAGTTGCAAATGACGCAAAAATCAAAGCAGAACTTGAACGAATCGAGGGTGGTAAGTGAGATTTCGCCTAGCTAACCCAGGATCAGAGAACTATCTCTGCACAGAGGCTTTCTTAAACAACCTACTTCTGGTTCCAATTAATAGCGGCACAGAGCTTGTTCTTGGTGTCGCCCAAGTTGACCAAAATGGAAATCCGACTAGTGGGCAAGCAGCCACAGCGTCGATTAACTCAGTTGCCGCAGCAGCATCAAATACTGTACTTATTGCAGCAAATCCTACTCGTAAGGGTCTAATTATATTTAACAATTCGACGTCTATTCTCTACGTCGCATTGACTGAAGCGGCAAGCACTTCCAACTTCACCTACAGACTCACACCTTACGCAACGTTAGAGCTGATTGGAGATAAGAACTTCCTTGGTAACGTTCAGGGATTTTGGGCAAGCGCAACAGGAGATGCTTTGGTTACGGAGTTAAGTGAATGAGAAAATGGGTTTTAATCCCCATGTTGTTCTTCTGCTCAGTTGGTCTGGCAGATGTAAATTCTCCAACCGAGTGGACTGAAGTAGACGGATCTCCATCTGTCTATGATCCTTGGAAGGTTTCTGTGTCTAACGGAACACTCACTGACAACGGTGATGGAAGCGTAACAGTAACTACATCTGGAGGGACTCCTGGTAGCGGTTCACCTACAGGTCCAAACAATAGTTATCAGTACAATAATGGCGGGGCGTTTGCAGGAGATGCCGCCTTTACCTTCGACACCACCACCACCACTGCCACCGCCACCTCACTCCTTGCCAACATATTTACAGTAGGTACCTCTACAGGGGTTCGGGCCACAGCTACAGGTGGAGTCATCACCCTTACGGAACAAAATGGTTCTGGCACCAAGAACGAACTCACCTTCGACCTTGAGAACAACTCTCGCATTACAGCTAGTTCAAACACACGAAACACACTTATTTGGAAAGGTAGCAATACAGGATCCAAGAACACCTTATTCACAAACTATTCTACAGAAGGAAGTAGTCTTTTTGATACCGTCTCAGATGCTCCAACAGGCACAGCACAATTTGACCTATTCCCAGAAGGTTCAAACGACTGGGCTATTCTTTCCGGTGGTTCAAGCCACGCAACAAGGGCAGACCACTTAGGCATTTACAGCTATACTCTTGGAAGAGATGCCTTACAGATTAATAGGAGTACGGGGCAAGCGCACTTCAGAGGCGGTGACGTCACAACCTCCGTCATAAAGACCGGCACAGGTGGATCTGGCATCGACTACAAGTACTTTGAGGTAGATGGTGAAACTACCGATATGACATCCACTTGGCTTGAGGATCAAGCGATCGCACAGCATGAGTCGAGTCTAGCATCTGGAAACATGGGCGTTATATTTGGACCGGCCTCTGCCGAGCTATTAGCAGGGCTTGAGCCACTTACCGGATCTGACATTGGAAGTGGATTTGGAATCTCAGGCTCCATTCTTGGTATTGGATTTATTGAATCTCAGTCTACATTTGTAGGAGGCGCACTTCTCACTCTAGGCACAAATGACGGCACAGCGGCAGGAACAGGGGAAACGCTTGGTCGCTATTCATTCTTTGGAAATGATGGAACTGATCTTCCTAGTGGTGCTGAGATAGCCGCAGTAGTCGCTGACAACTGGACAGCCTCAAGCTCTCCAGCGAATCTAAACCTATCCACAACTCCAATAGGGGCTAATGATGCGCCGGTTCAGCGCATCGGAATATCATCTGAAGGGTCTATTGTCATAAACGAGACAGGAGTCTCCACCGCAGACGTCCGTATGGAGTCCGACAATGATACCGACATGTTTCTACTTGATTCCTCCGCTGATAGCCTTCTATTTGGAAGCGGTACAAGTACCATCTCTAAGACTGGAACCATCATGGCAAGCGCGTTCCAAGTTTCTACTGCTACCGGAATCAGAGGCACTGGTACAGCCGCCACCCTCACCCTCACCGAGCAACAGTCAGCCGGAACAAAAAGCGAACTCACCTTCGACATCGCCAATAACAGCATCATAACGGCGCGTTCAAATAACCGCGATGTGTTTCTATGGAGAGGATCTGGTGGTGGAACTACCCTCACATCTTTTGCTTCGACAAACAGTTCGTATGTAGATTCATCTTCAAATCTAAACAGCGGATCTGTGAATTTTCGCCTATCACCAGAAGGTACTAACGATTGGCAGTTTGAAGCAGGCGGCTCCACCCACGCCGGGGCAAACTACCTCGCGCTTAATAGCTCTGCTCTTGGCGCTCATGTGGTGGAGGTGAACAAGACTACCGGAAATTGGGACTTTAAGAATGGAGCCATCACCACCACTACCAACATCATTGGTTCTGGCACTGTTGGTAACACCCAAGCTTTTATGGGCAAAAGCACCAACATAGGGTGCATCATGATGAGGGACACTGATGATGCAGGCTGGACAGAATTGACTAGCTTAAATGGCGTCTTAACCGCAACTGTTGACGCTGACGGCGTTTGTGATGGAGCATAAAGTGAAAAGATTACTTCTAACCCTACTACTTCTCTCATCTCCATGCTTTGCCGCAACGTCCACCATCGACACCACCGCTGTCAACCTCGATGGCGGCACAATCGACGGGACAAAGATCGGTTCAAGCTCTGCGGCTGATGCTACATTTAACAGCGTTGAGTTCAACCTTAAAACCAACTATGACGACCGAATCATCACGATCATGCCGAATACTGACGGCAGTTCAAGTGAAGTGGTTATCAACAATGCTATAGCCACACTTAAGGCTAAGTCCACAAGTAATGCCAACGGAGGCACAGTTCGTCTTGGTCGTGGCACATTCTTTCTAAATAACCCAATCGTAATCAATGATGCAACCAGCATCAAGATTACAGGAGAAGGCGGGACTAGAGCCACCAGACTTCACTTAAACAGCGGTAGAAATTGCAACATAATTGAAGTCACAGGCACCTCAAAGAATATCCACATTAGAAACCTTGAGTTGTATGGAACCAATAGTGCAAACACTACAGGTCATGGTATCTATTGGTCAGCAAGTGATTCTGCTACTGATGCAGACAGCTTTTTCGACAACATCTCTATTTTCTTCCCTGCTCAGAGTGGATTCAAAATGGCCGATGCGATCAGCGCTCGTGGAATGCACTTTAATAACTTCAGGGTGCTTTATCCAAAGGAAGCGGGGATTGTTCTAACCAGCTCTGACCACTCACTTACAAACACAAACGTTGTAGCCTCATTCACAAATGGATTTGACATAGATGCTTGGAACGTGAGGTTCCACAACTGTCGGGCAGACATCAACAATAACAACTGGGACACAAGCGGGACTCTCTACTCTGGAGCCAAAGCCACGGACGTTCGTGGATATGGCTACTACCTGAATGGCAATAATATCCTGCTCAGTGGATGTGACACGCAGGCCAACTTTACACACGGTATTTACATAGATACTGCCACAGACGTTGTGATCTCAGGCAGTCGTATTGAGGCAGATGCGGCAGACTTTGGTAGTGGTAAAACTGTTGCCGGTAGTTGGTCTGGTATCTATGTGTCCAAGAATGCCACGGACGTAAACATCACCGGCAACAACTTCTCTGGCCTTGAACTATTCGTTGCCAATCGTGTGGCTTACGCAGTGACAGTCGATGGTGCAAACACCGTCAACTTCACGTCCAACGTGATAGACAACATGCACCAGGATGGGATCAGGATAATTAACGGAGCTACGAACGTCACCGTTCACAGCAACATAGTTAAGAATACCCAGAACTCTGGTGATGGGATTGATATTCAGGCTTATGGTGCGCTCAACTTCGATGGGAGTGGGGATTACGTCACCATAGCTAACGACAGCTCCAACAACGCCACATTTGGCACCACCACTGGCATGTCTTACACCGGCTGGATCTACGTCAGGACTGATGGTGAAAACAATACCGGTAGAATATTTGACAAGCGTGGAACAGGAGGAAACTCAGGGGCATGGCTTACCACTCAGTCTGAGGATGGAAATAATTTTTCTCTTTGGTTCCAACTTGATCGCGCCACAACTGACGCATCGTGCGTCGTGATCTTTGTGCCTCGTAATGGATGGAACCACTTTGCCGTGACTTGGGGAGGTGGGGATGGCACAGGAGCAAACGCACCTAAGATTTATATAAACGGATCCGTCGCCACTACAGCAGGCACTCCATCTGGCGGAGCTGGAACCATCGTGGATGATACTGGTAACTCTCTATTTCTTGGAAATAGCGCAAACAACAATCGCGCACTTGATGGTTATATTCGAGGATTTAAGATTTACCGCAATCAGGAGCTTTCAGCGCAGGATGTTCTCACTGACATGAGAGGCGGGCTACCTTACGCTCCTAATGCCAACTATGATTTTACCGAAGGCACAGGATCCACACTTACCGACTCTGGCTCTGGAGCAGACAACGGCACCATCACCGGAGCAACGTGGTCAGACGGCGGCACACCCATCACCAATGTAAGCGTGTACATGAACCATCTAATTGATGACCAAGATACCCCAACACAAACTTATGGCATCAACTTTAAGGGTGCGTCCCCTCAAGGCAACAACGTCGTGGAAGCGTTCAATCTATACGACGGCAACGTATCTGGGACTGTGAACAACTTCCCAACCACCACCACCATCGGGACGACAGGCACCCTGTCTGCCAACAATATATGATTATGAAGCCATACCAACTTGAAAGTTTAGTCTACCGTATGTGTGGGAGGAGTAATGCTTCAGGTGATGAGGCTCATGACCTCTTGCGCCGTTTCAACCTTGACCCCGTGAAGCACAAAGGCGTCTTTGACTGTGACGCGCGTGCCGAGATCGCCATTAGACTCGCCAAGAACAATGGCTACTCCTCTCGCACCGCTGTCCAAGCTGGTAAAGTTCCACATCGCTATGTCATCCTAAAACACATGAAGACCGGTGTGGAATCACCAATCTTAAAGAGGAAATAATGAAGAAACTATTACTTATCGCCATTGCCATGTTGTTTAGCGCCACTGCGTTTGCTGACTGCACAGGTGAGGAACTTGAGAAGGCCAAGTGGTTAGAGGCTCAAAAGCGTAACAAGGTTAAGTTAGAACAACTTGTCACTAAGATTGTGGATCAAAAGATTAAGATTGAGGCAGATATTGTTAAGGTTGAGCAAGGTGCGTGGCCTATTGTGGAACCTGTTAAACCCGATGAGCCTGTTGTAGAACAGCCTATTACGGAAGGATTCATCAACCCATGACGGACTCTGATATCCAGCGGCACATTGTTATAGACTTCAACGATCGCAAAGTCACATTTGAGATGGTTATGTCAATTGACGATATCAGAGCTAATCCTGAAGCATGGGACATCCTTGGTAAGATTATGCGGGCTGATCTCCCAATGACAGATGTCCTAGCCAACATGAGCGATATGGTGAGGAGGTCAATGTGACTTGGGGGGAGGATGACCTTAGTTTGGAGAAGCTTAAGATTCACTCACGACTTGAAGCGTTGGAGGGATTCATCAAGCAAGACAAGGAAGAAACCACAGAGTTTCGTGGTGAGCTTAAAAGCTTTATGCGGGAGCAACGTGAAGCCATACTTGGGGATGGTAAGAACATCAAAGGTTTACACACCCGCGTCACAGAGCTTGAAACAGTCCGTAGTATTCACTCTAAGGCCATGTGGGGTATAGCAATACCCGCGATGGCTCTCATTACAAAACAAGTATGGGATTTTTTAACAGGTTCTAAACATGGTTAAAGGAGAAATGATGAAAAGGAGTGGCATTGCCCTGGAGTACGACTTCTTCTTTAACGATAGAAACACTATTAACCCCAGCATTGGACCAGTAAGGGGTAATTCATGAACGACTTAGTTCCATTTCCACTTAATGGAAGAGTTAATCGTCGTGACCTAGTAGACCAACTTGGTGAGGACGTCCTTGCTCGTGAGAACTTCATCGTGGTGGGAATTGGTAAGAAGAAGTACAACAAGAAACACCCTGGAAGTGACCGACTAGTAGGCACGCCTGTTGATGGCAACTTCACTCGCCTCTTCCGCTACTACAACGGCATCACGGCCAAGTGGTTTGGCTATAGCATCGACGGACTAGCGGGCAAGCTCCAGTACATCGATAACTACGGGAACGTCACTCTGATTGAGAACCTAGCCACGACCGGCGAGTCGTCTGCCCCAACCTTCCTCGAAATGAAGGTGAGCGAAAACAACACCGGTATCTTCATGGACGGCTTCAACGGAATGTGGAGCTATGACGGTAATGAGGGTAACGCTTGGACGAAGGAGAACGCCGTCACTTTTAACCCTATCACCGGCACAATCCACTTGGACAGATGCTTTTGTTTCCCCAAAGACAGCGAAGACCTCTACTTCTCTGTCAACCTAAACCCTTTCAACTATACAAACTCTACCGACTCAGGCATCATCCAGATCGGGGCAAAGCGCGGCTCCATCATCCAAAACATTGGGATTATGAACGAGACGCTTTACATCTTTAAGCAAGACTCCATCTGGGTGCTTGAAGGTCGCACTCCTAGCGAGTTCACCATCAGGGAAGTCGTTCCTGACCTTGGGCTTGCCGCACGCTATGGAATCGCTCGTATCAAGAATGGCCCATTCATCTTTCTCGGTAGCGACTACGAGTTCTACAGCTTCGACGGAAACCAAGTGAAGAAGCTCTCGTACAACATCGCCATTGGGGGTGACCTAACGAAGGACTTGGTTCCAATCATCAACAAGTACCGTATGAATCAGGTTGACGCCTGTTTCCACCAAGACCTATTCCGCTGTTCGTTTGTGGAGAACGGTGAGACAGAACAGAATGTGGAGTACATCTTCAACACCACCAACGAAACTGACGGCCTCACCCGTGGGAATGGCGTCACCTGCTACCTTGTACAGGACAAAGAACCAGACAAGGGCGAACTTGTGACAGGCCACACCAACGGGCGTGTCATGTGGCAGTACCGTGGGCTCAACTGGGACAACGACGCCGGTGACACCTCCACGATGCCCGTCAAGCTCCAGTCTGGCTTTGTGCGCCCCGCAGACGTCAACAACTGCCGTATGTTACGAGTCTTTGGAGACTTCAAGGTGCAAGGCGCTCAAGCTCTAACCATCTACAACTACTTGGACAACCGTAATGCCGCAAGCGATAGGCGCAGTTTCCAACTTGACATCTTTGGTGAGTACAAACAGTTGACCAACTTCATTCGTACAGCCTCGCAACTTGCCATTACGTCTCGTGGGATACCTGCCTATGACGGTGCTAAGGGCCAAACCTTCTCACTTGAGATTGACTCAGACCTTCATGACATCGACTTGGCAGTGGGTGGGTTGCAAGCAGAATTCGTGGTAAAGAATCGTAAACGTTCACGCTATGTAGGAGTGTAGGATGAAAAAGCTTTTATTGTTTGGGTTACTTCTAATCTCTGGTTCTGCTCAGGCTGGAACCATCAGCGTGCCTGCCTTCAGCGCAGACAGTGGGGTTGCCCACCTCAACACCTTCCGCACGACCGTTGTGAACGTCATCAATGGAAATATTGCAGGGTCTGGCATCAACGGCAGTACCCTCAATATCCAAGCAAGCTCTCTTGGCAACCTCGACTTTGCCGACAGCGTAAGCCCCATTGTCCGTGACAGTGAGCTCCTTGGAAATGGTTCAGACTCAGTGTCTAGCGGCACGCTTGTGCAGACTACCTTCGCTGTGTCGGGTTGTGTCCCTGCGGATGACACAGACCTCCAAAGCGACATCTCAGCTTGTACCCTTTACGTCAATGGGTATAGGGTATCTAAAGGTGCTACGGCCCTCACTTACACCGCCTCTCGTGACAACTACGTTGACCTCTCTCAGGCCGGTGTCTACACCGTTTCACCGGTCACTATTGGCGCAGCCCAACCTAGCGTTGCCGCAAACTCAGGGCGTCTTGCCAAAGTGACTACGGACGGCACTCAGATCACCGCTGTCACGGACCTCGCACGACGCACCCTCTCTGGGCTAGTTGTCCCTACGGACTTTAGAAACGGTATGAATGTGTCGAGGGATAGCGCCTCCACCATTACCGTGTTCCCAGGCACAGTTGAAATCAATAGCGAGATGCTGTCCAAAACCTCCACCACAACCTTGAACTTGGGAACGGCTGGAGACTGGGCGGGTGGTGTCAGCCTCCGTGCAACCTCAACCTACGGCTTTGTGGGTGAGGACGCAAGTGGCAACATCAAGATGCACACCACAGCCCCTACCCACCAAAACTATGCCCTCACCGTGACAGAAGGTAAGAAGCGGTATGCTTCGTGGGCGGCTACCACCTACCGTGTGCTTGGATGGTTCTACATGAACGCCACAGGGTCTGGTGAACTCAACACCTACGAGGTTGGTAACATCAAAGAAGGCGATGTTGCTAACTCAGTGGTATTGAACTCTTCAACTCAGGTTAGTTCAACTAGTACCACGATGGTAAGCGATACTCAAGCCACAGCACGATTCTATTCAAGCGGCGGACCAGTTAAGATTCTGTATGACTTTGCTCATGTGAACGGAGGTTCTGCAATCAGCAAATTCAACGTCTCTGTTGACTCTATTGGAATTGCGGATTTTGAGCGTTGGACACAACCCTCTAGTTCAAACTCAACATTTCTCTACGGTGGAAATGTCAGCTATCAAAACACACTATCTCAAGGCAGCCATACAGTTCAAGGTGTGTATGCCACTGATTCATCGACTACTTATATAAATCGTCGCACAGTACAGATAACGGAGCAGTAATGAAGCAGTTTGCCGTCACAGGTGAAGATGCCAAGCCCAACTCACCCATTCAGAAGATCATCAATGGGACACTTGGGCTACCACTTGAGCTATCATCTGCGCCAACCACTACAGGTGGGGAACTTCCTAATCACGGTGACAATGGGTGGTATTTGACCAACTTTTACATCAACCTCGGAGGGACCGTGTACCGTCTCTCCATGACAGCGGTATAGGAGAAATATGAAGTTATCAGAGTTCCTTGGGTTTGGAAAGAAGAAGGTAAATGAGACTCCGGCCATACCCATGCCGACACAAGAGCAACTGACTCTCACCAAGAACTTGAGGGATTATGCGCTTCGTGGCGAGGGGTTTGAGGGTAAGGGGTATGGCGAGGGCTTCTTGAGTAAGGCTACCAACCCCGTGATTGCCAACAAGGAGGCGATGTTCCGTGAGCAGACGCTTCCTGGTATCCAGAATCAGTTGTCATCACGTGGAGTAGCTAGGTCTGCCGGTAGTGGCCTAGCCACCGACATGGTGCTACGTGCTGAGGCTCAGAAGAACCGAGACATTGACGAGCTAATGAGCAAGTTCTATGTGCTCAATGAACAGCAGAAGAAGAGCGATCAGTCTCAGATGCTTCGCACCGCCACAGGCCTCCAAGATCAAGAAGCTGGGATGCTTGAGAATAGAGCGGCTGCGAGTGAGCGTCAAGCTATCCGTGACACCTCACAGAACAACGCCTTCAACGCACAGCAAGACGCCAATCTTAACCGCACGGTGTCTGCTGCGCTTGGTGCGGCTACAGGTGGGTCTACTGGTGGGTGGTCAGGAGCACTCTCTGGAGCGCAAGCGGCTGTAAGTCCAACTTACGCTAGTGGAACATCTGCTGGTGGAACCACACAGTCAATCCTAGGCCAATCAGGAACTCCTGAGTATGCCAGTAACCTCCAAGCCATCGAAGCCTACCTTAGACAGAAAGGACTGATCAAATAATGTTTGACCCATCCAAGTATTCAGATGAGGAGTTGTTGGCTGAGTATCAGCGGGCTAAAGGTGGACAGCAGGCTAAGCCTCAATCTGTACCTCCTCGTCAGCAAGGAACACTTGTTACCCAACTCTTGGACAAAATCAACCCCGCTCTTACCAATAGCTTGATTGGGGCGGCGGAGGGGTGGACTGGTAAGACGCTTACGCCTAAAGCTACTGCGGCTAGTAGTGATCCTTATGCTACGGAGTATGCGAAGCAGAAGGCAAGGTCAGAGTTCAAAGAAGAAAAACCAATTCTAACCAATGAGCAACTACCAGAAGGATTCACAATGGTTGGAGATAAGCCTATGCGTGATCCTAGGTATGTAAATCCTGAGAAAGCTGACAGAGAAGAACGTTTGCGTGAGTTTGAAACGAGGCGTCAAGGTTCTGCGCTTCGTGGAGAACTAAACCAACGCCCAGAGGTAAAGCGATTCCAAGAGATTAACTCTGCTGCTAGAGGCATAGACGCTGTTCTTGAAGATGTTCTTAGACGACCGGATAACAAATCTAAGAACGTAGGTGACCAAGCCCTAATCACTCTCTACAACAAGACCCTCGACCCCCTCTCTGTTGTTCGTGAGAGTGAGTATGAGCGCACTCCAGAAGGTCAGGCTCTTCTCAACCGAGTTAAGGGATACTTTGAGAAGGTTCAAGCGGGTGGTAGTGGTTTAACCGATGAAGATCGTATTGAAGTTGCAAGAGCGGCTAAGATTCTCCTCAATAAGCAAGGTGAGCAGTTTAACGCTACTCTTGGAAACTACGAGGAACTAGCCAACGCTTACGGTACAAATCGTGACTTGGTGCTTAAAGGCTATGACAGATTTGAGCCATTTGATGTGAACAAGCAATATCAGATTGGACAAGTTGCTCAACAACCTCAGATAGATGGACAACCTCAACCTACTGGTCAGCCAACTGCAACCCTTACACCAGAACAACAAGCCAAGCGTGAACGTCTGCGCCAGAAGTTTGGAGTTTAAATGCCAAATATAGAAGAGCTACTTAACGATCCTGACTTTCTAGACCTACCTGAAAGTGAGCAAGATTCTATAGTTCAAAGGTTTAAGACCAACACGGCTATTGAAGGAAGAGGTAAGGCATCTCCATTTACTCCACCTAGAGGCATATTTGATCCAACGTTTGCTCTACGCAACCTTGGAGCTTTGTCTGAAAGAGAAGAGCAGGCAGTTGCTGGGCCTCTTAGAGCAGTTGGACAAGGAAGAATGAAAGACGTACCTAGTGAGTTCATGGCAGGTATTAAAGGCGAGAAACAGACTCAAGTTGGTGATTTGCTAAGAGATGCTGGGGCTCCTGAGATTGCCGCTCAAATTGGTGGTCTTGTCGGTTCGGCTGCACTACCTACTAGCATGATTGGAAGCAAGATGCTTAAGCCAGTTGACAAAGCAGTGACAGCCACAGCAAAGGCTTCTACCCCTCTTGTCTCAAGGATTCTAAACTTCTTCAGCGGTGTGCCTCAGAAACAAGCGCAAGAAGCATTGGAGCGTCCAGAGGTACTGAGCAAGGGCTTTTTGAAGGCAGAGAAAGAAGCTGCTGGAAAGTTGTATGAGAAGACAGTTAAGCCTCTCATTAATGACCCTATGGCAAAAGTAGACACTTCAAATCTGAGTCCTAAGATTGGTAAAGAACTCGAACTCTTTACACCATCTGGTGAAAAGACCAAGAATCTAGCCAGCATGAACTCAAATGAGCAGTCTAGAATTTCTGGGTGGTTAGATGAGCTTAAATCCGGCAACCTATCATTCAACAGGATTGACTCTATCATCGGTGAAATTGACGAGGGACTTGGATCAGTCTATAGGGCTAAGGAGCTTGGCAAGCCAGCCGTAACTTCTTCCTTCAAGAAGGTTGGTATGCGCCTAAGGGGTATGCTGAATGATCTTAGAAAGCAACAACACCCAAGTGCCGCTGAAGGACTTGACCGCTATGCAAACGTCATGTCTGGTGAGGCTACTTATAGGACGTTTGACAAGTACAGGCCAAATATCACGACCGCCATCTCAGCTTTAGGATTCCCTTACAATAAGGAGATTGCTGCCGCTTTAGCTTCCATGACAATCCCGAAGGTTCAGGCGCTTGGAATACAGGCTGTTGCTAAGGGTGGAAAAGCTGCGCTTAAGTCTAAAGGTGTGGCGTTACGAGAGTTTGCTAAGAAAGAGAATCGAAAATGAGCATGGCAAGCGGTAGACCTATAAATACAGCAAAGTAAAGCATGGAGATATTATAGCATGAATAAAGCCCTAGATAAACTCCTCTCCGCCCGCTTCTGGATGTCCATCCTATTCACCGTAGGCTTCCTCCTCCTCTCAGCCGCAGCCATGTGGATACTACGTGCCAACGAAGGCTCCGTAATGGGGCTTGTTGCAGCTGTTGGCCTCATCACGAAGGAAATCGTTAAGAACTACTTCGACCGTAACGACAGAGAGGCTAAACCCAATGTCTGATTTCCTAGGCATCAAATCCTTCGCCATCTCAAACGCCATCTACATGACCCTGAAGCATGTGGAGCGTGATGGGCTTATTGACGAGGTAGCGGAGGCAATCGACCTAACTGCCGATCAACAATTAGGGGGTCGTAGCGAGAGGGTTCAGGAGCGCCTTGTAACCAAAGTCCTCCTACCACTAGCTGCCAAACTCATGGAGGAAAACAATGAGCGATTCGTCCAAATCCTCGAAGCGGCCCAACACGGATTTCCACTCGACGGCATCGAACGCCGACATGACTATCGAGGAGAATCAAAGCCACGACCTACGATTCAGCCGGGAAATAGACGAGAAAAGCTTTCTGGCTTCACCGATGGCGTGGTGGAAGCGTAAACTACACAACTGGATAATTAAAAAGGAGAAACAATGAGCTGGTTAATAACGTGGTGGAAAAAAGAGTCAACGAAGGTTATCTTCAAAGCAGCCCTCACGATCCTAAAGACTCTCGCCTTCGGAGTCGGAGAGCGTCTTTGGAACGTCACGAAGGAAGAGGTGGCGAAGGTGGACAGCTTGCCTATCTCCGGTCCTGAGAAGGCCAAGCGTGTGTGGGCAGTCCTTGAGGATGAGTTTAAGGGCCTCCCTGGCTACTTGGGCAACCTCGCCATCGAGTTATCGGTTGCCTACCTCAAAGAGGCGAAGATCAAGAAATAGCCGCTGAGCTAGACGAAGCTGACGACTCAACCGTCGGAGGCTTACCCCCACAGCTCACTTGAGCGTGGGGGTTTTCCTATTTACGCCCCATCGTTGGATTCACACACCCACGAATGTCATAGTTAGGGAATGTCCAGCACTCACCTCCGTTATCTAGGAAGACAGTCCAGTAGATATCATGTTCTGGGCCGTAGTCTAGAACTAAGATGGCCTCACCTCGACCACGTGGTGTTTCCACAGGAATCGTTGGATTAAGCTGTGTGATGTACGACATACCAAACTCCAAGCCACACTACCTTTGCCACCAAATGACTCACCTGATCCAAAAAGAAGCTGATGTGCTTACGAGTGCTTAGCCAATCGGTGCAAAAGTGCCAAATGCTTTCTGCCACTCCCAACCACCAAATCCCTGTGACTAGGCTTACCCCTGCGCCGCAGATGATTGAGTGACACGACAACACGGCAAACCAATGGGGGTTGTATACACCGTCTACAATTGGAGCCTTCTTGGTTCCTAAGTATGAGGTTTGGAGTGCCCCATCAAATACTGCGTGGGAACAAAGCAAATACCATGCCATCTCAAGTGGAGTCATGCTAACCTTTTAGCCAATTTACTGCACAAAAAAAGCCCATAGTTGCCCCAAACGCCACAGACGCAAGGATTACCGTCCCAACCGTCACAAGATCCACAGCACACTTACGCAAGATAAACCTGATCGTCATGGACGCCCATCCTTTCCTAACAGCCCCACAAGTGGTACACCGTTTTAATTTACTAGACACAGTTTGATTGCTAGGTTGTAGAGGGCCGTTTCCATCGTGTCACCTAGCCCATGAATGGCCTGACCATCCAACGTACTGGCGGTCCATCCATTATCACCCCTTACCAGTTGAATTTTGGTAGGGAGCTTACCTAGTAACCATTCTGCGTATGCGCTCACTTGAATCCTCCATTTGATATACAGGGTTTTAGACACTTGGTGCATTGGAACCAACTACGGTCTTCTTCTATGACAAGATAAGGTGCTCCACAACACAATGAACTATTACTCTCCACCTATACACCTGCACTTCCCTTGGCAGAATCCACCACATGGATTACTAGTATCTTTCTGGAAGTTAGCTAGGAATAATACAATCCCAGCAGATATGATTGTTGAGACAAGGAGTATTAGCATGTAAGCTATTGAAACCTCATTTTGATCTTTGATAGTTAGCATCTTCGGTTTCCAGTTTATAGAGGTCGTATGGGGAGAGGGGTTTGTCAGTGTGTGTCCACAGCCAGAAGAAGATGGAGAGGGTGAAAAAGATGGCGATGACGGCATACCCAACCACCTTTGGTTTACCAGAGTAGACTATCTTCATTCTTCTTCTTGCTCCACAATCTCTACGGGGCCTTTAAGTACGAAGCCTAAGCCTTTGAGACAGTCCTCGAAGGCTTCTACGACTTGATCTATACCGGCGTCACCAAGTAGGTCGATCCTGATTCTTACTGTGTCGCGTTCTATGATGCAGTAGTTGGTCATGATGTTCTCACCATTAGGTTCTTGAGGCGGGTGTTCTCCTCTTGAAGCTGTGCGAGTTGCTGTTCAAGGGCTTTCCAGTTCTCTCTGGCCTTGTCGATTGTGACGTGACCGGATAGGGCTTTAAACCAAGTCTCGTACCACTCCAACTCCTTCACCATCGCCTCGGCTTGGGTGAGTTGGTGTTCGTACTTGAAGCAAGTCTCGCAGAGTCCGGTGTCGCTGTGGACGCATTGGTATTTCATTTTGAGTGTACCTTTTCAAATTCTCTTTCGATGTCGAGCTGTCGGACAACATCATGGTGCGACTTGTGAATCTGACGGTCTGACAAAACGACCGGCTTTCTACCCTCGTAGATTCTCCACATCAGGGTATCGCCATCCCACCAAGACTCTGAATGAACCTTTGGAGTCAGCTCTTTAATCCGTGCCTCCAGCTTTTCACGTTCTTTGATTACACGAATGTACTCTTCTGACTTAACGAAGTATCCGGTTTCGCCTTCAGTATCTCCATGAAAAAGCTTTACCATGCGACCAAGCGAGTCTATAAGCTCGGCGTGTAACCGTTTGTAAGTTTCCAACTGTCGTTTTAAATCTTCGTACAACCAACCGGATTTTAGTTGCTTGTTCTCTGCCTCCAGCTTTTCCTGATGTTGGCTGAATAGCTCAAGAATCTTGTCGCTCATCGCCTTGAGCCGGTGCGTCCTTGGCGTTTCAAGGCCGTCAGCGGTCAGTTCGTCGCAGATTATCTTCTCAATGTCTGGCGTCCTCATCTCATCAACCATTGCTCATGTCCTCCAAAACCGCTTCTCTTGCGGTGTAACCCTCGTAGTAAAAACCGTCTTTCTCCGCTCCATCTGCAAGCGCCTTCGCATACTCCTTAGCATTCGGAGCAGTCCAGCCGAACTCTTTGACCAAGATTCTGACGGCTTGCCTCATCCACTTTCTCTTGGCTTCGTAGGGCGTCCTCATCTCAATCCTCCCTCGGCTTGCACGGCTCGAATAGCTCCATGTGGGATTCACACCGCGCACCACGCACACGGCATTTGTGACCCCACGGAGACGCAACCTGATCATCTCGGTAGTCCTCATCTACCATGAAAAACGGACACTCGGTGCAGGCAAGAATCCTCTGCCCGTTCGGCTCCTTGTGAAGAAGCTCGTGCGGGTGTTTATGTTCTGGATAATTAAAGTCGCTCACTTCTCAATCCTCTCTGGTGTGGTCATGGCTTGAACTCTTTTTTAAATATGCTGTCGATCGTATAGCCGAACTGCTCCTTGATGCGGTATAGGGTTTCCACCTTCAGCTTCGTTCGTCCAGACTCAACCATCGAATAGGTTGTCTGACCCTTGAGGCCGAGTTTCACGGCCATGTCTCGTTGACTCAGGCCAATTTTGGTTCTAATCCTGAGTAGATTCTCGCCTATGATTTCGTCTATTGTCATGCTCGTTGCCCTCTCTTATCCTCCCGCCTGTGCTGACGCTTCATGGCTACCACCCTCTTTCCATGTCACAACTACTGCAAGCACAATCAGGATGGTACTTATGCTTTTTCTTCCGCCTGTGTTGAGGGGGGTTCTTCATGGTTTCAATCTTCCGATTAGAACTTCGCAATCTTCTCCAGACAATGTTTCCCAAACGTGCTGTCCTGCTACAGCCTTTTTCTTGAAGATTTCTTTTTCCTCGGAAGTTATGCCATCCTCAATCCAAATAAACGGACGTGTCCAGTCGATTGCCTCGGTCTTGTGGTTGTTCCATTTCAACGCCGTGATTGGCTCAAGAATCTTGAAGCCGGGATGTTTTTTATACAAGGTTTCCGTGTTGCCCATGCAAGTCCAACAAGACAACCAGAACAGGCGGTTAAAGCGCTCACGACTTGCCTGAATCCACAATAGGAGCCAATCATTCTCTGTCTTGTCCAAGAACAACATCACCCCATCAACATCAATATATAAATCTGGCTTCCCCTTCTTCTCATCCATAGGTTTAGGGGGCATCAGGGTTTCTCCCTCGCAATCCACGCCTTAAAGCAAGCGTTGAATTTGGTATCCCATTCTCGAGTTTTTTTATAACGTTCTTCAGCGCGTTCAAACATATATTTTGCTTGCGCCATTTCATGCAAAAGAATAAACGTATCTGTTTTGGTCGGACGCTTTCCAAACTGCGCCACAAACCAAGCCCTGAACTCTTGGCTAGGACGGGCTTCCTTCTTTCGTTTCTTCTCATCCATCGTGACGGCTCCTGAAGGTGTTGAGCGACTGCCTAATATCGCTCCGCAGTTTGTCGTAGTTGCTCCATCCGAAAAGCTCTTTATCTACGCTCTCTAGGCACTTCACCAACTCCCCACTCTCTTGTAGGAGGTAGGATTCGAGGGCTTCCTGCACATCGTTGATGTGAGCCGCATCGCCAAGGAATACAGTTCCGCTCTTTTTAGAGTCACAAACTTCTTTCGCCCACTCGCTTGCTGTCTTTCGAGGTTGGGTCGTCATCGGTTCATAGCCCCAAATGTCACAGCAGCCAAAATGAAAGCGGTGGCGACATTGAACAAACCCATCCACTTACAAGAAATTCCCCAAGCAATCCACATCGATCCAAGCATGAGCATTGTCGTCTGGTAATCGCTCACCGGCTTCCCTCCTGTTGGGTGGTCAGCACACTTTCAGACAACACTTGCTTCGCTTTGTCTACCAACGAGTCCAAGACATACGTTGAGAAGCGTTTGTCTGTGCAGAACCGTTCCTTTGGAACTATCTCAGTCAAGATAGAATCCTTCTCACCCCACCACCCATATCGAATCTCGATTTGAATCGTGTCTGGTAAGTGATGAGCCCTAGCGTCAATTCTAAAACTAAACATTCTCTACCTCCCCACCCTCATCGCACTTGAGGGCTTGCTTCATTTTGTCCAACGCCTCTTTTTCGTCTATGTTCGGCTCTGGGTATTCTGAAAATATCTCGATGGCGAATTTAATGGCTTTGTCCTTCTTCTCCACCAGAGACAGTAGATAAAGAACATCCTCATCAATTGGTGAAATTGGGGCATTCTTATTTCGCAGTTTGTAAATTGCTTTGATAGCATCCAACCGCTTGGTCATGAGCGTGACTCCTCAGCCTTCAACTGTTGAACCTTCCGCATGACCTTTGTCACGTCTTTGGCTTTGAGGTGTCCTATCACATCATCTGTGATGCCTGAGTCGTAGCAGAGATAGTCGTCCTTCAGGACCGCCAATTCCCACTCAGAATCATTGTCTGTGTAGCTTCCATAACGATCTCCAAGTATCTTGAACCTGACAACGCTCACCCCATAGCCGTTATCAAAGTTCATGTGAGCCATCAGTCCATCGCCTGCGTGATGTGGTTTAAATACCAAGTCTTTGAACGTCTTCACCTTGTCTCCTCCGGTTTCCTCAAGTCGTCAAGCCGCCGTTCCTTCTTACACCCTTGCTTCAAATGGTTCATAAATGAATCTATGTTGAGAAAGTCCTTCTGGCATAACGCGCAGATATAAGTTCCTGGGATGTTCTTGCTCACAGCCTCACCATTCTTATCTCAACGGGTACAACCTTAAGTTGCTTGCCTCGGTCGCCAACATCTCGCTTGGCTTCTTCCTCAGTCTTGAACAAGTTTACAATGAAGCACGGGTACCAACTGGTCTCAAAGTCAAAGGCTTTGTTGGCAACAACCCACGCCTTCTGCCACTTCCTCACCCGCTTAACCTTCTTCACGGTTTCACCCACCTTACATACAAACGACATTTAGGACACCTCCTCTGCTTCCAACCAAGCCTGATACGATTCGCAGCCCAATGATGCCATTGTAGGTATCCTTTTGGGCCTTGATGCTTCTTGGAGTGGCGACAGCTAGCCTTCTTCTTGGTACTCACCGCTACCTCCCCATCTGCACATCCAACCGCTTCTTCACCGACTTACTCATCAGGATAAAGTGTCCGCACTTCACCGCCTGCTTACCCCTGCCAAAGTCGCTATAGCACTGATGGTCACTTGGGGTTGCTTCATGGCGGTAACAGCGCTTGGCACTGGGGCAGGTGTGGTCGTTGCACATGCTGATGTCGGGGCTCATTGGTCTAGGCCAAGGTTACGGCGGACGTCGGATAGGGCTTGGTTATAAGACTCGATAGTGTCTCCAATAACTCTGCGCTCTGATAATCTATTCTTGGGCATCTGCTTCTCCACCCACTCCAAGGCGGCTTCTGCGAGCTCATGAGGTCTACTCGTACTGCTTCTGCTAACTGGAGTCTCGAACAAAACCTTAGCCAACTCCTCCACCTTCTCCTGCCGTCTGGACTTAGGAGGGTCAGCCACTTGAGGCACATCTACCCATTCAAAGTGAGTGCCAACATCGACTTGTTGTTGTAATACCCACGCCCCACCCTTGTCATTACCTTCACGCCATCTTAGTTCCATCGTTACCCCTCCATAACCTGATTACGCCCTTTAAGCCAAGCAAGAAATGGGCTTGGTTGATACACCGAGTCAATCATCCTCTCAGCAAACGACTGTTGCTTGTACACCCCTTGTCCAAACTTAGCGCCACACTCCAAGCACCTTGTCTTACCCCTACGATAACGCCGGTATGCAAGCCCACTGGGGTGCGTCTTACCATTACAGAAGTCACCATCGTTGAACCACCGCTTGTTGGTAAGGCACTTGTTTACGAACTTGGCTAGTTTGTTCATCTACCCCTCCAAAATCCTCTTGGCCTCAACCAGATGCTTCCACTCAAGCTTCACAAGATTCATACCAGGCTTCTCTTTAAAGCCTGCGTGGATAAGAATGTCATGAAGATCAACTAATGGCTTTAGACCCTTCCTCGTCTCCTTCAAGCGTTGGAGGAGCCACAGAACATCCGAAGATAAATCATTATCGTCATCCTCAAGGTCGTTTAGCTTTAGTAAAATCTGCTTCATCCTCTCTTCGGTCGTCATTTGCTAAATACACTCCAAACTAACCCAACATATAGCATCGCAATTCCAGTTACTGATAAAACAAATCCAACTTTAAACACCAAATTCTCCACGGTTCCCTCCATTTAAGATTTAGTGATGGGCAAGGAGGCACAGCTGATTTGGTTCCACGACCCCTGCTTCTACGAGAACCGCCACCATCACCCGCCATCTCTGGCGAAGTTAAACTTAGTGCTTGGAATCAGCTTTGAACCTGATATCTCCAGCAAGAACTTTGGCTTATTCTCTCCGCTATTACGGAGTTAGGTGCTGGCGTCTTACCTGTTTCAGCCACTTACGATGCAAGCAAACTGCGCTCTGCCATCTCTGGCAAGCTCTAAACCCATGCCTATCCTAGTGGACGTCACATCGTGGAAACCGGCGAGCGATAAACGCTACCAGCTTGTCGGCGAACCCTTACTTCAACCACCTCGACATTGACAACTCACACGCCTTACCCCAGTTGGAGAAGTCCGGCACCACCCTCTTCTTGTAGTACCACCCCCAATGACCATCTAGGTATTGGAACCAAACGTGGCCGTCGCAGAACTTCATCCTAGTCAGTCTCCCTCGCATAGCAGACAGGGTGCGCTACGCTGCCGTCTTTGAACTGGTGTGGGCGCTCACCTTCGCACAGCTCTTGGTCACAAAGAAAGCACTTCATATTTTCTCCTTAAAGTAAGCTCTCGGCGTAGGTGGATACGCTTGACCCCTGCGCAGTTTTGAGGTCGTTTTCATCGCTAAACTACGAGAGCTGTGAGTATGGTACATGGTGAAGTACCGATGTGTCAACAATTATTTTTTTTGATGTTGACAATCATGTACCATCGGTATTATACTCTCGAATATGAAAATCTACTACTCAGTTAAAGAACTCGCCGAAAAACTGCATCGTTCAAAATCTTCCGTATGGAGAAGCATCCGTAGAGGTCGCATCAAAGTCGTGCTTGAGGACTTTGGTAAATCCAAGTTTATTCATTTCAGAGAGTATCAAAGAATCGTTCGAGAGCTTAAAAAGAAATGAAGTATTCGCTCTACGAGCATCAAAGAAAAGCCGTTAATTTCATTCTCGGGATGAATGGTTGCGGGGCTTTGTTCATGGAAGTCGGAACAGGTAAAACTCTAACGGCTCTTACGATCTACAAAGAGCTTCGTGAGAAAGAGTCTAATTTAAAAATGCTTGTTGTGTGTCCGATATCACTTATCAATGCGGCATGGGGAGAAGATATAAAGAAGTTTTCTGACTTTACATACTGCAATCTAAGAGAGGGCGTAAAAGATGCAGACATATATATTATCAATTACGAAAGCTACGCCCTTGAACGCTATCAAAATCTCGTCAATGATCTCGAACTGGATATGGTCGTTCTTGATGAATCGTCCAAAATCCGAAACCACAAAGCCCGCATCACAAAGACGCTACTGCATAACCGTCTCAATTTCAGATATCGAATCATCCTGTCCGGAACTCCCGCCCCGAATAATCCAGAAGAATACTGGAGCCAAATAAATTTTGTTTCAACGGTTCTGCCTGAGAGCTTCTACCGTTTCCGCAACCTATATATGAAGCTCGACAGGAATGGCTACAGCATCGACTACGTTCACCCGCTCAAGCTCGGTGAGATGTTCCGAAAGGGCTTCAAATATGTCCTCAAAGACCAAGACCGCTTCATGAGAGAAATTAGTCCGGTGTGCTTTTGGGCTAAGAAGGCCGAATGTTTAGACCTACCTGAGACGGTAGACGTCATTCGGGAGGTTACGCTTAGTCCTTCACAGATGAAGATATATCGGGATATGAAGCGCCACATGGTTGCGGAGATTGGCGATAAGATCGTCATGGCGAATGTCGCGCTCACTAAGCTTATGAAGCTCAGGCAACTGACTAGCGGGTTTGCCATCGATACGATGGGCGAAGCTGCGGAGCTTGTGGACAATGCGAAGGTGAACGAGCTTCTGTCGGTCTTAGAAGAGATCGGGGACAAGCAGGTTATTATCTGGATTCAGTTTAAGAAAGAGATTGAGATTCTGTCGAAGCATCTAAAGAGCTTTGCGACTCTGTACTCAGAGACTTCTGATAGAGACAAGTCCATCGAGGACTTTAAATCTGGTCGGGTACAGTACCTATTGGCGCATCCGAAGTCCGGCGGTCACGGGCTCACCTTCACCAACTGCGACACGATGATTTTCTTCTCGATTGACTACTCGTTCGAGGGGATTGAACAGGCCCGGGGTCGGATACATCGCCCAGGTCAAGTCAACAAATGCACCTACATCTACCTACTCGCAAAGGACACAATAGATGGCGACATCAAGCAAGCTCTCGACAAAAAAGAAGATTTATCGGCACTCTGCCAGCGAATCCTCAATCCAAAGAAAGTTCATAGCGGACTTGAGGAAGAACAACCAGACAGCGTTCGTGGTGAAGTTGTCGGATAGGTTCGTCAGCGGACTTCCTGATGTTCTCATGGTGCTAGAAGGTCACGCATACTTCTTTGAGCTTAAGACCGACAAAGGTGTGGTTACTGAGATACAAAAACAAACGCACGGGCAACTGTTAAAAGCGGGGGCTAGTGTCAAAGTGGTGAGGGGGTGTGAGATTAAATGACAGAAAGAGAACTTGTCCTAGAGTATAAACTTGCCAAAGATGAGGTCGAAGAACTGGATGAAAAACTAAAAACAGCCAAAGACCGATTCGATAAAGCGCAAGCCAAACTCATTGAGGAGTTGCAAAGTAAAGGTGCAAGCCAAACCGCCAAATATGACGGTGTAGGCAGAATCACCATCTTGAAGCCTCTAGTGTGGGCAAGGTCGCTTGATGAGGAAAAGTTGTTCAACTACTTAAAAGAAGTTGGGCGTGATGACCTTATGAAGACGACCGTGCATAACGCGACGCTTCGCTCCTATGTGAGGGAGTGTATCGAGGTCGGGAAGGAGCTTCCCGATTTCATTGAGCATGGATTCAAACCGTCCACAAGGTTAAATAAATAACAAGGAGTCACCATGTCCGACCTAATCAAACCCCAAGATACATCCGTCTCTACGGCCGTTCGTGCGCCGAGGGGCTTAGAGAACCGCACCGAACAGTCCGACTTGATTCTACCGAGAGCGAAGAAGATAGAGGCCATGTCACCTGAGATGCAAGACGAGGCTTGTGTCAAGAATGGTGTGATGCCTGGGAAAATCATCAACTCCATCACGAAAGAAATCCTGCCTGAGAAGTTCGTTCCAATCCTTTTCTTCAAGAATTGGATTCGGTGGAACGCTAACAAAATGGGCGAGCGTGGTTGGGTGGATGGATTTGGGCCTCGAGATATGGTTTACATGACCCAAGACCCCAAGGATGCGAGGCTTGTTAAAGACGCTCAGTGGGCCGGAGACATCCCCCCGGTCACTACGACCTACTTCAACTTCCTCTCGATCTTCGAGGGTCAGGAGATGCCGGTGATCGTGACGTTCGGAGGAACTAACGCAAGGGCAGGGCGTGAGCTTCTGAGTCTCGCTACCTTCAAGGGCGGAGACCTGTTCTCCAATAAGTACCGGCTGACCACGAAGAAGGTTGATGGGGACAAAGGGACGTACTTCACCTTCAAGGTCGGCTACGCTGAAGCGGCTAATGGGGTGGAGTACCAAGTCGCTGAGAAGCTGTACAGTTCCTTTGCGGCCAAGGAAATCAAAGTCCACAACGACGAACCCGAAGCGGCTCCGTTCTAACAACCAACCAACAAAAAAGGATAAAACAATGGCTAGGATTGAAATTGAAGTTACGGACGCTGAATTGAAAAAGCTAAAGGGTGGCTGTAGCACAAATAGCACCATCAAAATCGTAATCCTTCAAAGGGGTTGGATTTTTGTTGGTCGTTATTCAAAGGTTGGTCAGGATTGTAAGCTCGAAGACGCTAAGTGTATCCGTCAATGGGGTACTACTAAAGGTCTTGGAGAGCTTATCAGCGGCCCCACTTCATCTACAAAACTAGATGATGCTGGAACCGTTCGCTTCCATGAAATGACGGCCATTGCCACGATTGATTGTGAGGAATCCAAATGGAACTCCAAGCTCTAAACATCGGAGATGAAGCCCACGTCCTAAGCTCCTACGGCTACGGCAACGGCAACGGCAACGGCAACGGCTACGGCTACGGCTACGGCAACGGCAACGGCTACGGCTACGGCGACGGCAACGGCTACGGCTACGGCTACGGCTACGGCGACGGCTACGGCGACGGC